CTACATTTACCAATAATACAGGGGGTACATTTAGTGTAACTGGATTTAGTACTAGTAGTAGCAGTGGCACCGCATATTGGACTTCTGGTTCAACAGGGTTATTTTCATTGATGGCTATTAACGATAGTGGAATAAATGCACTAGGTGATTACTCATATGCTGAAGGTTATGGTACATCTGCTAGTGGTTCTAATAGTCATGCTGAGGGTAACGGTACATTTGCTATAGGTAGTAATAGTCATACTGAAGGTTATTTAACAGCTGCTAGTGGTTCTTCAAGTCATGCTGAAGGTAGCGGTACAGCTGCTATAGGTGCGTCAAGTCATGCTGAGGGTTACAACACAACAGCTGGTGGCCAGTATAGTCATGCTGAAGGAAACGGAACAACAGCCAATGGTCAAGCAAGTCATGCTGAAGGTCAATTTACAACAGCCAATAGTCAGTATAGTCATGCTGAAGGTCAATATACAACAACTATTGGTACGGCAAGTCATGCTGAGGGTTACAACACAATTTCTAGTGGTTTTTATAGCCATGCTGAAGGTGAAAGTACAACAGCTAGTGGTGATGATAGTCACGCTGAAGGTCTAGTTACAATAGCTAGTGGACAGTATAGTCACGCTGAAGGTTATGGTGCGGCTGCTACTGGTCAAACAAGTCATGCTGAAGGTTATTATACAAATGCTGGTGGCCAGTATAGTCATGCTGAAGGGTATTTTACAATAGCTAGTGGCCAGTATAGTCATGCTGAAGGTTTTCAAACAAGAGCTAGTGGTACTTATAGCCATGCTGAAGGGGGTAATTCAACAAGTTCAAGTTCTTATAGTCATTCTGAAGGTAGACAGGCAACCGCAAGTGGTTTAACAAGTCATGCTGAAGGCTATTTAACAATAGCTGGTGGTAGTTATAGTCATACTGAAGGTAGGCAGACAACAACTACGGGTCAGTATGCTCATGCTGAGGGATACCTTACGGCCGCTAGCGGTACGGGAAGTCATGCTGAAGGTCAATCTACGATAGCTATAGGTGCATCAAGTCATGCTGAAGGTACCCAAACAACAGCTAGTGGCCAGTATAGTCATGCTGAAAATTATTTAACAATAGCTAGTGGCCAGTATAGTCACGCTGAAGGTTGGAGTGTGGTTGCTAGTGGCCAAACAAGTCATGCTGAAGGTTATGGCACAGTAGCTGGTGGTCAAGCAAGTCACGCTGAAGGTTATTTAACAACAGCAAGTGGTTGGTATAGTCATGCTGGTGGTTTACGTTCAAATTCCACTGGTGATTATAGTTTTGTTCATGGTACTGGTTCAACAGCTAGTGGTTTTGGGACAGTGGTATTGGGTTATGGTATATCTGGAACAAGCGATAATACTGTTTACGTTTCAGAGATTGTAATTAAAAAATTAGCAGATGTTCCGATTGATAGTGCTGATTCAGTAGGTGAAAACGGTTCGATAACTTGGGATAATAATTATTTTTACTGGAAAGCAAATGGACAATGGCTAAGAATTACTGGTGGTACATTCTAACAAAAAATATAAAATATGGAATTCTTTATAAATAAAAACTCAACACTTCCAGTATTAAAATTGGAACTTATTCGTGATGGTCGAAATGACTTCCAGAAGTTTTTCGAAATGATTCAAAATGCCAATATTTATTTCACCATGAGTGATGTAATTACTGGTGTCAAAAGAATTGCCAAGAAATCTACTGGTGTTCAGCTAGTTATGCCTCAAAGTGATTGTGTTGGAGAAGAATATTATTTGATTTATAAGTTTAATGAAACAGAAACATCTGTAGCTGGCAGATATGTCGCACAGTTTACTATAGTATTTCTTGATGGGACTGGCACTCTTATAGTACCCATCCGTGAAACTTTGTACGTAAATGTGCTTGACCAAGGAATATTAAAATAATCTTTTTACTTGCAACTTTCAAATAAAAATCGTAACTTTGTAACGTACAAAGTTAAAAATATTTATTCATAAATTACTTGTTAGACTCAAAATAGTTTAGTATCTTTGCAAAAAAGATATCATGAGTTTAAATAAACAGGAATTGACAAATGAGCAAATTGAAGGTTTTCTACAAGGTTCAGACCCACAAAAATACATTGTTGCCATTGAATCTGAATACAACACACCAACCGTTACGTTAGTTATCAACGACCCTGAAACTGGAAAGGATACCAAAGAATACAAATACGAACCATTCCTTTGGTTTAAAGAGGATGTCACAAAAATAATGTACGAAGGTAAACGTATGATGATTATAAAAGCTCGTGAAAAACACGGCATTACCTTTAAAAAACTTAGGGTGTCAAACGATGATGGTTACACACCCCCTCGTATGGAAAATGGTTATAAATTCATAGCCCAAACAAAACATTCGTATAATAACCTTATTAATTTCTTTAAAGAAGGTGGTGTTGATGTGTTTAGCAAGGAAAACTCAAAAATGTTTGTCATGTTTAGCCCTACTGAACAATTTCTTATTCAAACAGGTAAACGTTTATTTAAAGGAATGGATGACTACGATGATGTTCACCGTTTCCAATTTGACTTGGAAACTGAAGGTTTGTTTGCTAGTAAAAACGCTATATTTCAAATAGGTGTGCGTGACAATAAAGGTAGTGAACACGTGTTGGAGACAACTGGTAACAATCCACAAGAAAAACGTGATTCTGAAAGAGAAAATATTATCAAGTTTTTCAAAATAATAGACTTTATTAAACCAGATATCATTACTGGTTATAACTCAGAAAACTTTGACTGGCCTTATTTATTTGAGCGTGCTGAAAGACTTAATATACCCATTACAGATATAGCTATTACTCTTAATAGGGCATCAAAAATAAAAAGAAAGGCATCCACACTTAAATTGGGTGGTGAAACAGAACCTTATAATCAAACACATATGTATGGTTATAACATTTTGGATATCTCACACGCAGTACGTAGAGCGATGGCCATCAACTCTGAAATAAAAGGATGGGGTTTGAAATACATTACTCAATATTCTGGTATCGCAAAACCTAATCGTGTATATGTCCCAGGTGATAAGATTAATTCTACATGGAGAGATACCGAAAACCAATATGGTTTCAACGACAATGATGGTGATTGGTACAGAATAACCGAAAAAAACACACTTAAAGAAGGTTACAAGATTGTTACTGGTGCTTATATCGTACAACGTTATCTTTGTGATGACTTGTGGGAAACCGAACAAATTGATAACCTTTATAACCAAGCATCGTTCCTTATTGCAAAGATGCTTCCAACAACATTTCAGCGTTCATCAACGATGGGCACCGCTGGTCAGTGGAAGCTCATCATGTCTGCATGGTCATATCAAAATGGGCTAGCCATTCCAGAAACACAAACCAAGCGTGACTTTACTGGTGGTCTTTCTCGTTTATTGGAAGTTGGTTATGCAAAGAATGTTGTAAAGCTTGACTTTGCGGCTCTTTACCCTAAGACTCAACTTACATGGCTTATTTTCCCAGACCTAGATATATCTGGTGTAATGCGTGGTATTCTTACATACGTTGTTGATACTCGTGACCATTTTAAATTCCTTACTGGTATTGAAAAGAAAAAGGCCAAAAATCTTAAAGCTAAATTGGATGAGAACAAAGCCAATATGAGCAAGGAAGAAATTGAAGCAATGAAAAAAGAAATTGCTGAACATAAACATTTGTCAAACCTTTATGATAAAAAGCAACTGCCTTTAAAGATTCTTGCCAACTCATGGTTTGGTTCTTATGGTGCACCTTATATCTTTAACTGGGGTGATACGGATTCTGCGGAAGAAACAACATGCCGTGGTCGTCAATCATTACGTCTTATGGTTCGTCACTTTACAGAGAAACATGGTTTCAAGCCACTTGTGGGTGATTCAGTAACATTCGACACACCTGTTTATATCAGATATAAATCACAAAAAAATTATATTGATGTTTTACCTATATGTGATTTATTTAATGAGAATTCAGAATTTTTAGATGCAGATAAATTTAGGGATTTTGAAGAAAAACCATTTGAAGTTTTAACACGTAATGGTTGGAAGGGTATAAAATATGTGTATAGACATGGGACAGATAAAAACATTCATAGAATAACAACTAAAGATAGGCTAATAAATGTTACTGAAGACCATTCGTTATTTCAAAATGGTAAAGAAATTAAACCATCAGAACTTAAAAGATTTGATAATATAGATACATACGAAATTCCAAAAAATAATGTTGCTACTGGTTTAAATGTTAATAAAGCTTATTTGAGTGGCTTTTTCTTAGGTGATGGTTCAGCTAATTGTTCAAGTAGAACACAAAAATATAAATCTATAAAAACTGGTGAAGTACATATAAATAAAGGTAAAAGAAGTGATTGGAAAATCTCTAACACTAATTTAAAACACCTTGAAAAGTTAAAGGATATATTGGAAAGGGAATTTTTTGTTAAAGCAGAGATTAAGAATCATATTAAATCAAGTGGTGTTTATAATTTAATTGTTCATAATGTTGATTTTGCTAATAATTTTTGTGAACATTTTTACACATCATATAGAGAAAAGAAAATACCATATATGGTATTAAATGCGTCTGAAGAGATTAAAAAAGCGTTTATTGAAGGAGTTTTTGCTTCAGATGGTTATGGTGATACAATAGAGGATTGTTCGGATATTGGTATGAAGTCACAAATAGCTATGGCTGGTATTGCTTTATTACTTAAAGAATTAAAGATTGAATATAAGATTAAAACAAGGTCTGATAAACAGAACTTTATTTCATTCTCGTTAAAGAATCGTAATCGTGATAATTCCTCATTCACCGATAAAACTAAAAAGAAATCAAATGAGGTTTGGAAAAATGAAATAATATCGAATAACGACAAGAATAAATATGTGTATGATATATCAACAGAAGATGGTACTTTTGTTTGCGGTATTAACGGTATTATTGCACATAATACGGATGGTTTCAACTTTGCATTCCCAGACAATACTGATGAGATTAAATACCTTGCCAAAGGAAACCATTGGAAGACCAAAGATGATGGTGGTAAAGAACTTGTAGGGCTAGATGCTGTATTGGCTGAATTCAACGAAAATTACATGGAAGGACGTATGGGATTGGATATTGATGATATATGTAAGTCCACAATCAATTTTGCTCGTAAGAACTACGCAAATGATATTGACGGAAAAATTAAGCTTGTGGGTAACTCTGTAAAATCTAAAAAGATGTCAGTTTATATCGAAGACTTTTTGGGCAAAGCAATACGTATGTTGTTGGATGGTGATGGACATTCATTTATCAAGTTTTATTATGAATACGTTGATAAAATTTATAATTATCAAATTCCGCTTGTTAAGATTGCAACCAAAGCCAAAATAAAGTCTAGTATACCAGACTACAAGAAGAAAGCAACAATGAAAAATAAAGCTGGTAACCCAATGCCTAGACAAGCACATATGGAACTTGTTATAAAAGATGATTTGGATGTTACTCTAGGTGATGTATTATATTACGTGAATACTGGTAGTTCAAAATCACAAGGTGATTTAAAAACAATCAATAGGTCCAAACTAAGCAAGAAACAATTAGACCTATATTTTATTAATAACGGACATTTGCCAACATCAGAAATTACAGTACAATTAAATTGTCGTCTTATCGACCCAGCAATCGTTGAACGTGATTTTGAAATGGTTAAGGAACTTGAAATGCTTAAGAAAGCAATTGATAAGAATGATGAAATAGAACCAAATAATTTGGCAGCTTTGAACGCTAGAATTGACGAAATCAATTCAAGTTTATTCATTGATGATTATAATGTTGCTCGTTATTTGGATGCGTTTAATAAAAAAGTAAAACCGCTTTTGGTTTGTTTTAACCCAGAAATTCGTAGCAAGATTCTTTTGGATATCGAAAAAATAAAAGATAAAACTACAAAAACAACAACTGAAGTTCTTAAACAAAGAGTAATTTTTACCAAAAGTGAATGCGAACTGGTGTCTGGTATGCCATTCAAAGATGGTGACCAAGATTCTTACCAAGAACTTATGACCATGGAAGATAAGGAAATAAAATTCTGGGATAAGGTAAACAAATCACCTAACTACATGGAACAAGAAACATGGGAGGCTATTAGAGTTGATTATCATATACGTATGGCCAAAGCCAAAGCTGACGGTATTCAACATGAAAAAGATTCTTTGGATTCAATCTTCAAGCATTTGGAAATAAAAGACCTTAATGCTGTTGTTAAAGGAACTTTACCTATTGATGTGTTTATCATCGCTGATATTGCGACCGATATGAGTGGTAATCTTATATCAAGAAAATGGAATGAAGTTCTATGTCACATCGAAGACATTTTTAAATATGAAAAAGAAGCCATGAAACGTGATAAGTATTATCAACTAAAAGGTAGTCAAAATGATGATAATAGATACGAAGCTTGGATGGATTATTTGGCTGAACAAGCAGTATTGACTGGTGATACAATAACACTAGACGACTTGAATGTAGATATTCCCATTGAAAAACCCAAATCAGAAATTGTTGTTAAGTTGATTAAAGAAATTGCAAGTCAAACAGAATTACCAAAAGAAGAAAAGAAAAAGAAAGTTTATTCAGAAAACAATGAAGATGATGACGAATTTGAAATGGAAGAGGATGAAAACGGTAATCTAACTAGAAGTGAAGAAAAAATAAACCTAGATGATGAGTTTGATGATACTTTCGGTGAAAAACCAGATGATTATGTTTTTGAAGAAAAGAAAGAAGAACCTAAAGAAGAAGAAGAAGAAGATGAATGGCCATTCTAAAATAACAAAGGGGACTTTAGTCCCCTTTTTTATTAGTATACCCAGAATCCCAAAGGATGTGTTTTTAACGCTCTGTTTAGGTATTCGGCTTCATTCGCTGAACGTTCTAATTGTGAAGTTGTTGATAACCTTAAAAGTCTAGTGTCAAGTCTTTCCAAGACTGATTTTTTTTCATCATTACCTTCACTGATAAGAGTTTCATAATCCATTGTTCTTTCAGCTTCTGGAGGTCCAACAACACCACCAAATTTTCCACGAGTTCTACCTAGTGCTCTCTTGCCTTCAGCAATGAATAGCTGACGCACAAGTGTTTTGGTTGGTTCATTAAAATCTGTATAATCCAATTTGGCCAAAGGAACTTGGTTGGGCATTTTTATAATGTCTGGATTGTCTTTTAAACATTGGTCAACATTTTCTGGTACCGTATCGTAATAGAAATACCATACTTGACAACCAGTCAAATTTACACTACTGCCCACACCACCAATACCTTGACCAAACGATAATTTAGAACCTGGTGTTGACAACAAATGCAATAATTTTGTTCCATTAGGGCCAGCTGTAATTTTATAAACCAATTCACTTCTTATTATTCTATTTTTAAGGTTCATATCGGCAGCTGTTAACAAGATGTCAAACGCTGGGGCGATATAATAACCCATACGAGAAAATCCTGGACCACCTGTACCCGTACCACCACCTGTTTGGGCAAAACCACCACCGAAACCGTAATCAATTCCACCATAGTTGGCCAATAAAGCTTGGCTGGTTGCTGGTGGTGTAATCCAAAGAACTTCATTTACCTCACGTCCAGCTGGAATTTGATAAACTTGTCTACCAGCTTCCAATTCAACGTAATCTTTTTTAAGTTCCCAAGGACCATTGGCTTGTAAACCTACTTGTTTTGAATAGGCGTATGTTGCTTGTTGTACATAGTCAAGTGTTCTAACACTCAACGCAAATGACATATCAGTAGTTGTAATGTTGTGACCTAAAAGTGATTGCCATTGGTGCTCGACAAGCCATTCTTGAACATATTGGGCATAGTCTTCAATTGAAATTTCAAGAAGAGTACATAGTTGCTCATCAGTCAATTCAATCTGACGTATAGGTGCGCCTAACGAATGTCTGAATTGTCTAAATAGTTTTTCACGGTCTTCATTGCTTATAGCCATATTTAATTCTTTTTTTATAAATATAAGAAAATCCAGAATTATCCTAAAAACTTCTTGGTCAAATCAGCAGCTTGTTGAATCGATTGAAACGATACATTAGGAACCAAAAGTTGATTGCCTACCAAAACAATAGGTACTTCTTCTGATTTGGTTACTTCGTGAATTTGGTCGTATTCCTTCTCATTTTCTGGTAGGTTTACGTTGACATCAGTAAATTCTATACCTTCTTGGGTTAGGATTTCTTTAAGTTCTGTGCAATAAGGGCACTCTGGGGTTGAATAGATTCTTACTTTTTCCATATTTCATTAATTTTATAATTCGTTCATTAATTGTTCTATCATAGCGATAGTTATTTCTTCTTCAGTCATTTTTTTATCACCTATTATTACTGAGATAATGTCTTTTTTTTGTCTTAAAGTTTCCCACATACGGGTAGATATTGTATCATCAAATAATTGATAGTAAACATTTACATCATTCTTTTGACCGATACGGAATGCACGGTCTTCAGCTTGTTCATTATCACCAGTAACCCATGAAAATGAATTAAACACTACAACGGTTGCTTCAGTAAGTGTAATTGCCACACCAGCTGATTTTATATTACCAATAAATACCTTTACCTTGGAATTCTTTTGGAAGGCATCAACTGATTTTTGTTTTTGAGTAGTTGACATCGGGCCATTATGTTTAACAGCTAGTTTTCCAAAGTGATTTGCTAGTATTTCAAGCTCTTCAGTAAAGCTGGTAAATATAATCACCTTTCTACCCATATCAATAGCATTCTCAACCATCTCAATTGTATATGGTATAGCGGCAGCTGCAATGAATTGTCTTAAAAGGATAAGCTCAACAAGGTCTTTTTGAAGGGACCCATTACGTTTTCCTTCTGAAGTTCTTTTTTGTAGGTATTCACCCCATAAATTTTCATATCCTACCCACTCTTTGATATTCAAACGATGGTACATAGGTGTTATAACCTTGTCTGGCATATCCAAAACATCGGTTTTTAATCTTCTGATGATAATGTTTTTGGTCTTGGAAGCCAATTCATCCAAGTTGCTAGCCCCATCTGTTATCCATATTTGTTTTTTTTGACCATTTTTAAGTGTTTTAAAAAACTTTTTACCATCACAGTACCTTACGGCAAAGTGTTTCCAGTTTTCAGCAATAGGAGATTTGATAATCTTCAATAAATTAAAAAAATCCATGGGTCTATTGGCTACTGGGGTACCAGTTAACAACCAAACTTTTGGTATATTGTGTTTTACTGTTAATTCTACCATTATTTTACCACGAATACTGTCATTATTTTTTAAATAATGAGCTTCATCTATAATTACCAAGTCAAAATTAGCATTGGCTAGGTCTCTTTTAACTAGTAATAATTCTTCTGGTGTTAATTGTCTTCTTCCTTCAATTAGGGTATGAAAATTCTTAAGAATATCGAAATTTATAATGGTGAATTTGGCTTCAGACCACTTTTTACCATCAATTATACTTGTATCATTACAAAATACATTGATTTCACGCTCCCAGTTAATTTTGGCTGAAGAAGGGCACACTACAAGTATCTTTTTGGCACCACTTTCAAGTGCAGCGATTATTGATTGGAGACTTTTCCCTAGCCCCATATCGTCAGCTAAAATACATCCGTTTCTAGATAATAAAAACTTAATCCCTTCTTCTTGGTGCTTATAAAGTTTCTTATTGGATTTGGCCAAAACCTTGTTATACTTATCAAAATAAACTTCTATGTTGATTGGTTCAAAGTAAGGGTCATCGGTTACTTGTGTTTTGGGTAGCCAATACATTTTTGATTCTGTTTGATTTCTTTTTAGTTTTCCGTAAACATGATATGACTTATCTGTTTCAGCCAACATAAATTCAATAAGGATTTTTTCTGGAGTAAATGAGACACCATCTTGTTTTTGTAATTCTTCACCCAAATACTTGGTTATACCAACAACCCTGTTTATCAATTGAGGTTCCCTATCATGGTTTTCAATAATATATTTGGATTGAGTATCTGTGAGTGTTATTTTACCGTTTTTAAGTAATTCGTTCTTAAGCCTTAACAAATATGGATTTATTCCGCTATAGTTTTCAAGTAGCGAAACTGCTGAGTGCCCTTTTATGTCGTTAAGTGAAATCATAGATATTTGTTTTATTCCTGGTAATTATATATAAATATAATAAATATTTTTGATAAAATCAAGTGTTTATCACCGATTAATCAAAAGATAAATATTTATATAAAAAAGACAATGGAAAATAAAAAGGTTACTCCTATAACTAGAATTAATAAAGAATTCAAATTGTATGGTCTTTATTGTCCATATAATGGTGAATTAAGATACATTGGTATAACCACTGGTTTATTATCAACAAGATTGTCTGGTCATTTAAGGAACCCAACAAATGGTAAAATAGCTTTATGGTTTAAAGAATTAAAATCAAATAATAAAAAACCTATAATAAAATTAATAAGAAAATACGAAACTTATGAGAATTTGTTAAATGCAGAGATAAAAGAAATTAAAGAAAATAAAGAAAAAACAAATAAATTATTAAATGTAGCTGATGGTGGAGGTATTAACCCTATGTTTGGTAAAACACACACACAAGAAGCTAAAGCTAAAATATCTAAAACACATAAAGGTCGTAAACTTAATGATGAACAAATAAAAAATAAAAAAGAATTGTTAACTAAATTATGGTCTAATGAAGAGTGGTCTGAAAAAGTAAAGAAAAAAATGTCTGAAAATATGATTGGAAACAATAGAGCTGTTGGTTATAAACATTCAGATAAAACAAAAAAAATGTTAAGTGATTTGCATAAAAACAACACATATTCATTAGGTTTAGTACATAGTGATGTTACAAGAATGAAAATGAGTCAGAATAATTCTGGTGAAAATAACCCAATGTTTGGAAAATCTTTATCTAAAGAAGTATTATTTAAAAGAAGTGAAAAAGTTAAAAAAGAAGGTACTTTTAAAGGCAAAAATAATGGAAATTTTAAATATGATATTAATGAGGATGAACTAAAAGAATTATATTTATATAAAAACTTAAAAATATATGAAATAGCTGATTTATATGGTTGTCATAGAACAGTTATTAGTGATAACATTAAAAAATATAATATTAAAAAAGAAACATCAAATAAATATAATCTTGATATTGTTGAAATAAACAATTATAAACTAAAAGGTTTATCATTAGTACAAATTGGGAAAATATATGGTTGTAGTAATAAACTAATACATAAATACATAAAAAGACATGGAAAATAAAAAATTTACACCAATAACTAGAATTAACCGCTTCTTCTCCGAAGAGGATTTTTTTTTTTAGAAATAAGTATGGGACGTGAAGCTATTGAGGGTGACGGAAATTTCACTTTGATTTTGTATCGAATTGATAGGCAGTTGACTGAGTATGATACTCTTTACGGGGAAGCATCAAAAGACGGTATAAGATTTTTCCCACCAATTGAGCTAAAGGTTATACCCATCATGGATGAACCAGAAAACCAAACCTACAATAAAAATGGTAGTTTAAGGTATATTCAAGATGGTAATTTAACCTTCGGTATTTATGATGCTCAATTGTCTGAACTAGACACTCAAATAAGTTATGGTGATTACATAGGTTATCCAGTTACTGAAACTGAGATTAGATATTTCAGCGTTGTTAATGATGGTGTTAAAAACTTTGACAACAAACACACTATCATGGGATACAAAGGTGCATTTAGAACAATAAAATGTGCCCCAGTAGATAATACTGAATTCCGTGGTATGTAATAACAAAAGACTAATATTTATAAGATATGGCAATGCCAAAAGGATATAATACAGACATTAACATCGTTAGTGGTAAAATTGGACCAGAAAGAAGACAAGAAATTCTTGATGGTATAGCCGATAAAGGCACTTTTTTGCCTAGAGGTGTGTTGGAAGAAGATATGGACCAAACTTTAATTGAGTTTTTGGGTTCGGACAAGGGTTTGTCTGTAACTGCTGATGGTAAAAAGGTTCCAGTTGTTTTTTTGACAATTCAAAGATGGACTGAATTTACCAAAACATGGCAATTTTCTGATGAATATAAAAATATCGAGATGCCATTTGTTACCGTAGTAAGAAGACCAGATATTCAACAGGGTCAAAATCAAGCTGGATTGTGGAACATTCCAGGTGGAAGGACTTACACGTACATGAAAGTTCCTACGTGGGATGGTGTTAGACATGGTATTGACCTTTATAAGGTTCCACAACCAACACCAGTAGATATAACTTATGAAGTTAGATTATTTACAAATAGAATGAAAGACCTAAACAAGTTCAATAGAGTTGTTCAAAGAGCTTTTCAATCTAGACAATGTTATATCAACGTAAATGGTCATCCGATGCCCTTGCACTTGGAGAGCATAGGTGATGAAAGCAATATTGATAATTTTGAAAGTAGAAGATTTTATGTTCAAATGTTTGAAATGAAATTATTGGGTTACATATTGGATGAAGAAGATTATGAAATAGTACCGACAATCAATAGAGCCATTGCTACTCTTGAAGTAGATGAGAGAAGGATTTACAATGATGTTATCTTTGAACCTATTAAAAGGGGTAATCAAGTTGTTTATAATTTTGTTTTTAAACCCAAAGCAGATAATCAATTTACCTTCACGGCTCTATATGATGTTTCATTTACTGAATTAACAAACATAGAAAATTTAACTAGGATAATTATCACAGTTAACGATTCAGTTGTTTTTGACGGAACTGTTTTATCAACATCTTTAATTTTATTTGCAAATGATGTGGTAAAGGTAAGGGTATATAAAGGCTTCCTAACACTTGGGGGTTTTACATTAATTGGAAATACAACATCATGAGTCATGTAGGAACAGGATACGATATAAATCAAACATTTGTAGTTGAGCCGTTAGATAATAACATCCCAATATTAAGTGCTTGTACCGCATTGTATACAAACAACATTTTGTCTTGTAGTGGTGATACTCAGATATTTTTAGATAATGGTGTTATTACGTTTGATGGTAACTTATACACCAGCAATGATTTAACAGCTAACACAATCAACGCTTCAACATATTATAGTGGTGGCACAAATTTGATAGATATTATCAATTTAAAAAATATTACTGGCGGTACTTTTAACAATACTACCGATACACTTACACTTTACAAACAAAATAACTCTACAGTTGTTGTTACTGGCTTTACAGATTACTATACAACTGGTGCTACCCTTATAGGTAACACCGTTTATTTTAATAGAAATGATGTCTTGTCAGCTTATACGCTTAATTTAAGTAATTTTTCAGCTGACACGTATGTTACTGGTGTTACTTTTTCAAGTAACCAATTGATTATTGGTCGTAATGATGGTGTTAACTTAAATACGTTTATAAACACGTTTACTGGGTTAACCATAAATGGTGTTCTTAACGCAAATTCAATATACGCAAACACTATTTCAGCAACTACTGTATCAGCAAGTACATTTTATGGTGATGGTTCTAATTTAACAGGTCTTGTAACACAGGATACATATGTAACTGGCGGTACTTATTCAAGTGGAACAGCTATCTTTACCAACAACACAGGCGGTACTTTTAGTGTAACTGGTTTTAGTACTAATACAGCTACTTCATTTACTGGCGGTACGGTATCTGGTAGCACTGTGTTTACAAATGGTTTAACTGCTAATACAGTATCAGCTACAACTTATTATAATTTACCTTTGGATACACATGTAACTGGATTTACTTTTAACAATGGAAATTACAATATAACAATCAACCAAAACGATGGAACTAGTTATACACAAAGTTTATCAACGTTGGCTTCTGATATTACTATAACTGGTGGTACTTATAACCCTGTTACAGGTGTTGCTACGTTTGTAAACAATACAGGTGGTACGTTTAGTGTGACTGGTTTTTTGACTGGTTATACTGACACAACCATAAGTGCGTTTACATATGACAATGCTAACACATTTAAAATTGATTCTACCAATGGAGAATCTTTTTCAGCAACCATAAACTCTGTAACTGGTTTAACCGTTAATGGTTCATTATCAGCAACAACTTATTTAGGTTTACCTATAGATGTTAGAGTTACTGGTGGTACCTATAACAATGGCACTGCTACATTTACCAATAATACAGGTGGTACGTTTACTGTAACTGGTTTAACAATACCGTTTACGGGCGGCACTGTATCTGGTAATACTATATTTACAAATGGTTTAACAGCTACCACAGTAAGTGCTACCACTTATTTAAACACACCTTATTGGGAATCTGGTTCAACTGGCTCATATACAATAAAAGCCAAGAATAATAGTAGTATAGACGCTACTGGTGATTATTCATTGGCCGAAGGTTATGCTACAACAGCTAGTGGTGTTTCATCACATGCTGAAGGTCAACAATCACTTGCTAGTGGTGAAGCAAGTCATGCTGAAGGTTATGCTACAACAGCTAGTGGTCTAGCAAGTCATGCTGAAGGAAACAGTACAACAGCTAGTGGTCAAGCAAGTCATGCTGAAGGTTTCAACACACTTGCTAGTGTTAATTATAGTCATGCTGAAGGTGAAAGAACAACAGCTAGTGGTGAAGTAAGTCATGCTGAAGGGTATCAGACAACAGCTAGTGGTCAAGCAAGTCATGCTGAAGGGTATCAGACAACAGCTAGTGGTCAAGCAAGTCATGCTGAAGGGTATGTTACAACAGCTAGTGGTCTAGCAAGTCATGCTGAAGGTGAAAAAATGAGCCCTACTAGTAATCATATTGCTAATGGTATCGCATCACACGTTGAAGGTGGAAATACCGTAGCTTATAGCCATTACAGTCACGCTGAAGGTACCAATAATTTAGCGATAGGTATTGGAACACATGTTGAAGGGTATAACAATAAAGCTGGTTCCCCAATTTATACTATAATATCTTTTGCTGCTAATAATTTTACGTTAGCTGGTGATTATAGTACTGAATTTACAACTGGTGATGTTATTGGTTTGATTGATTCAGCTGGTGAAAGTTTGAGTTATGGTTTAACTAGAGAAATAACTTGGTATACAGTTGATAAAGTTAGTTATATGGTTGGCCCAGATGAAACATTAATTGAGTTTAGTCCTAGTTTAGATGCATATACAAGCAACCCACAATATGTTATTAATTTAACAAAAAACGAATCAAACATTGTTTCAGCACATGCCGAGGGTAGTAACACAACTGCAAGTGGTGCTTATTCACACGCTGAAGGAAACAGTACAACAGCTAGTGGTGAAGCAAGTCATGCTGAAGGTGCAAGAACAATAGCTAGTGGTGAAGCAAGTCATGCTGAAGGTGGCGGTACAACAGCTAGTGGTCTAGCAAGTCATGCTGAAGGAAACAGTACAACAGCTAGTGGTGATGGAAGTCATGCTGAAGGT